AAGCGGCAGAAGTTGATAATCTTCAAAAAATCCTGAAAGCAGTCCCGATCCCGATGGGTCGTGTCATCACAATAGGATAACAAATGGCCCGTCTTTTCATAACGCCAAGAGAATTAGACCTCATTAGTGATCTTACAAAAGAAATCATCAAAGATGTCATTGGTCAAAAGATATTTTACTATCCTGTTAGAATGGATGTTACATCAATCCATGATGTCTACGAAGAATCTACTACAAAAATCTTTGATACTCCTATAGAGATCGATGCACTCGTCGAGTGGTCGCCGGGAGAGATTAAGACCAACAAGTTTGGAAATGAGAAGTTTCACTCGATAGAAGTCAGGGTCCATGCGAGGGATCTGTCAGACAAAGACCTCAGGATGAAGATGGGCGACTTCATGTCCTATGGATCTATTTTCTTTGAGATTGTGCAAGTCATCTCAATCAGCAAGATATTCGGACAGGTGGAGCATGTCACAGGATACAAGCTGGTTGGCAAACAAGCCAGGACAGACCTCATCGACAGAATGTCACAGGGACCTGCAGCGCAGACTCTCGAGACAGAGCAAGTCTCACAAGATACGTTTGTTCAGCAGCGCGGAGCAACAACGAACGAGCTTGGAGAAACAGCGGACAGGCGAGAGCTTCAGGCTGATGGTAAGCTGGATGCCCCGCTGACTGGTCCTAAGAAAGTGGCCCCAGACGGTATCAGTTCATCTTTTTATGGTGACGAATGAGCACCCGGTATAACACAGGCAAGCGCTATGGTCGTGAGTCAATAAACCTTGGCTACGAAGGTAGCGCTGTCCCAGAAGACTTTAGCATTCCATCATGCGGTCTCGAAGATGTCGACAGGGCACTTTTTAACTTGTTCGACAAAGACATTCCCATCATGTGCTTGCAAAAAGATGGCAGCGCAAAGAAAGTTCCTGTTATATTTGCGACAGGTGAGCGATTCGCCATCACTAGAAGAAAAGATCCTCTTCGTGATAAGAACGGTGCCATTATAGTGCCGCTGATCACGATTAGCAGGAGCGGCCTCGAGCAACAAGCGCAGAAAATTATTGAGATGGGTGATATTGGAACTATTGACATTAGCAGGAAGCTCTCAAAAGAAGATCCTGCCTACCAGCGGATAGTCAACGCGATGGGTCTCTCGTCAGTAGGATCTCCAGGCACAGGTTCTAGGCGGACGCCGCAGGACAGGCCTGGCAGGACCACAGGTGGTCGCCTACTTGAACCAAACATCTCAAGTGGCATCTATGAGACCATCTCAATCCCAGTCCCAAAGTTCTTCACAGCCACATACGAGGTCACTGTTTGGACTCAGTTCATGCAGCACAGCAACGAGATAATGACAACCATTATGAGCAGCTACCACAATATTAGGGCTCGCTCTTTCAGGATTGAGACTCCCTCGGGCTACTGGTTCAATGCCACGTTTGAGCCTGCCATCTCCTCTGAGAATACTTTTGATAACATGAGCGAAGACGAGAGGACGATCAAGCACACGATGACCATCGCCGTTCCAGCTTACATCATCTTGCCCTCGTCACCAGGAATGCCGAATGGACTCAGGCGAACCCTGTCTGCAACCCAGTTCTCGTTTGGATTCATCGATGGAGTGAAAGATGAGAATCCCAGTGGAAATGTCGATGACATGAGAATTGATGCCAGGCTCTTGGACAACGTCTCCACCGTCGATGACCCAAGGGTGACGGCTGCTATTGGACACAGGGCAGACAGACAAGCCGAGGTAGCCGCCGGAGGAATCCAAAGAGGAGCTTCTTCATTGAATCCGTTGACAACTGCCATAGGCGGAACTGAGTCATCTTCAACAATGGTCACAAGCAGCACCAGGAAGCTCACAGAGGATCCTATGACAGGTAAGCCAATGGATGCCATGGTCAAAGTACGAAATGTCTCCAGCGTTCACGGTGAACAAGTTCTGACCAATCTGACAAAAACACTTAAATCTGACAAAGATATAAAATGATTCGATCGTTTCAGCTCTTACGTGATACTTAGCTTTGTCTAGCCTAAAAGATTAGGAGCAATACTAATGTCGGAACAAACATTTCGCTCACCTGGTTTCTTTGAACAGGAGATTGAACTCACCGCGCCGGGTGCCCAGCCTACTGGTGTTCCCGGCGGACTTATTGGAGCCGCTGCAGGTGGTCCGGCATTCGTGCCGACAACCGTCGCATCGTTCTCTGATTATCAGGCTCGCTTCGGCGATCTTGATTCCAATTACCCCACAACGTACGCAGCCAACGAGTGGTTGAAGCATAAGGGTGCCCTGACATTCATCAGGGTTCTCGGAGCAGGCTCCAATGCCAGTAACTCTGACTTTACAACTACACTGACCAATGGGACCGTCTTGAATGCCGGATTCAAACTGTCAGGATCGACCGCAACTGTTGCCGGCGACGGTCGTGTGGCAAACACAGTGCAGTTCCTTGTCGCAAGGCATGTGCTTCCTGCAAGCGCTTCGACGCCATCAGAGTGGCGCGGATTCCCAGTCTTTAGCGACAACCCAAGCTTCAATCCGACGACCGCTGACACTGTCAACGTTGTCCGCGGTGTCCTGATGTTCCCGACAAGCTCACGTGGCATGGTCCTGAACATGACAGGTGCAGGCTCACAGTGGACCGGCACTGGTGCAACTATCAAAGATGTCGCATCGGTGGATGCGAGCTCTTCTTCTTCGACATACAAGAAGTTTAAGCTGGCGATCTCTTCTTCTGTCGGCTCTTCATATGCCATGACAGACGGTGTCGCAGGCGTTAGAATGATGACGGCCTCTTTCGATCCAAGTGCCAACGATTACTTTGGCAAAGTCCTCAATACTGATCCTCGCAAGTTCCAAGAAGAGCAGCACTTGCTTTATCTTGACTTCACTGTTGAGGACGAGCTTGTCACCCTGGATACTGCTGGCGATGGTCAAGTTGCAATAGCTTCCGGCACAGCCAACTACCTATCAAACTTTGGTCGCTATGACACACGGTTCAAGGCACCTCGAACCACCAGTTTCATCTCGCAGCCATTCGGCACCACCGAGTACGACTTGTTCCACTTTGAGACCATCTCAGACGGTGCTGCAAGCAATAACAGCTTCAAGATCTCAATCTCTAACATCAAAGCATCAACAGATCCAAAGAATCCCTATGGAACTTTCGATGTTTTGCTTCGTGAGCTGTACGACACCGACACGTCAACCCGCGTCCTTGAGTCTTACACAGGCTGTGACTTGAACCCGGCAAGCCAGAACTACATCGTCAAGAAAATTGGCGATCGCAAGGTATCATTCAACTTTGACACAGCAGAGAACTCAGAGCAACGCCTGCTTATCAGCGGCAAGTTTCCAAATGTCAGCCGCCGCGTTCGTGTCATTGTAGACTCTCGTGTCGACTCTAAGACAGTTCCAAGCTCAGTGCTCCCATTTGGATTCAGAGGCATTCCTGTCATTAGGACATCACAGACGCTGACAGACACGGCAAGCACGCTGTCTGTTGGTGGCAAGACTTATGGCACACCTGGCGAGCTCCCTCGCCTCACTTGTGTCTCAGCCACCAGCACTGACTTGACAGGATCGATCGTTCCTCCGCTTCCTTTCCGCTTCAAGGCGACTCGAGGTCTTGTCGACGGATCAAGCTACATCGGATCTCCAGGAATCCTTGAGATTCCAGACTCACGCCTCCACTGGGGCGTTAAGTTCGAGAAGTTGATATCCTCAGGCACCACATCTGGCAAAGTATTGGACTCTATCATGGATGCAAATGCTGGGCTTGAATTTAATCCGCTAATCACGGCTTACTCAAGGATGCAGGGAATTGAGAAGCTCGGTTCGCTTGTCACAGGCTCCCATGCCGACGCTTTCAATGCAAATAAGTTCACGATGGCAAGGGTGGCTCTGTCTAACCAGACAACAGCTGAGCTGACTGGCACCGTTGAGCAACACATGAAAGAGACCGCTTATATTCGCAACGGCGATCCAAGCTCAGTTGACTACCGTATCACCGATTCGGCTCTTAACAGGTTGACATTCGCTTCGCTGCTCAACAGCTCTGCCAACACATTCAACAAGTTCTCATCGTATGCCAAGTTCTCAAACATCTTTTACGGTGGATTCGACGGCGTCAATATCCTCGACAGCTCTGCCGCGATGCTTGGAGACAAGTCGACATCGACTGAGTCTGATGGTCGCGCTGCCTCTGGATCACCGTCGACTGCAATCACTGGACTTGGTTACAATCCTGGTGGTGCAGGCCTCAGAAATAACGCTGTCAACTCCTACAGGATTGCAGCAAAGCTGATGACTGACTCAATGACGACCAACGTCAACATGATTGCAGCACCTGGCATTCGTGAGCCGCTCATTACTGACTACATCGCTCGTCGGCTTCCAAGTTATGCTCTTGCGATGTATGTCATGGATGTTCCAAGCTACTCAGACGCAAACGTCAGAGTCTTTGAAGGATCTGGCCTGAAACCTAATGTCACCAGGACTGCCGATGCTCTGACCGCCAGGTCACCTGATACAAACTATGTCGCGACTTACTTCCCTGAAGTATATGTCAATGACCAGACTTCTGGTCACAGGGTCAAAGTTCCTGCATCTGTCGCGGCACTTGGTGCCCTGGCTTATGGTGATAAGGTTGCTTATCCCTGGTATGCTCCTGCAGGCTTTAACAGGGCAGCCCTTGACTTTGTTTCAAATGTCGATGTCAGACTGAGCACGAGCGACCGCGACTACCTCTACGAGAATCGCATCAATCCAATCGCCACATTCCCCGGAAGTGGATTCGTGATCTTTGGACAGAAGACTCTGCAGCTCTCTAAGTCGGCGTTCGACCGTGTCAATGTTCGCAGGCTCTTCTTGGAGCTCAAGCGTGTCATCCAAGGCGTCGCTCGCGGCTTGCTCTTTGAGCCCAATGACACGACAACAAGGAAGCTCTTTGTTGAGCGCGCCACCCCCCTGCTGAGCCTAATCAAGGCACAGGCCGGAGTTGATCAATTCAGGATCATCTGCGATGAGACAAATAACACTCAAGCTGACATTGAGGCAAGCAGGCTCAATGGTAAGATCATAGTTGTTCCGACAAGAGCCGTAGAATTTATTGCAGTCGACTTTATCATTACGCCCGCAGGCGTTGAGTTCGTCTGATTCAGAATAGTTAAGCGTGAAGGAGATTACATGGCAGCGCCAGGCATAAAACTAACAGAGATCGATAATACAGGTTTAGTCACTGAAACACAGCCTTCGGGCAGATCAGCTGGAGTTATTGGAACAGCAAATCAGGGCATCGCGTTTGTTCCGATCACTGTTGCCAACAATGACCAAGCCGAGATAGAGTTTGGCTATGGAGACGCGCTTGTCAACGCGCCGTTAGCAATGCGTCAGTGGCTTACAAATGCAAACGCTGGAACATATGTTCGAGTGCTTGGCGCCGGTGATGGAAACATGAGGACAACATCCGGTAACAACACCGGTAAGGTCAACAATGCTGGTTTTGTTGCGGGCTCTCAACTTGTTCAGGCTTCAACAGGACAGCTTGCCAACAATCCTTATGCTACCGCAGGAGGAATTGAGGGTCGCACTTACTTCCTGGGCTGCTACATGTCTGAAAGCGCAGGTTCCTGGGTTCTGTCTGACGCAGGTATTCAGACATCAACTGCAGCACAGCCCATCATCCGTGGTGTCATATTCGCCGCATCGGGTGTCCAGATCACGGTCTCAAGCTCAGCGCCTGGTCAGTCATCAAACACATACTCCTCAGCTGTCACTACTGCTTCACCCGCTAAAGGATGGTTCACTGGTTCTCTTAATCTTACCACAGCTGACCAGCAATTTGTGCTCTTCTTGAATGGTCACAATAACACAGGAAATGGAAGCATAATCACGGCTTCATTCAATCCGACTTCTAAAAACTACATTGTGAACCAGCTAAATACTGAGCCAAATCGCTTTGAAGAGTGCGGTCACATTCTTTACACTCACTATCCAGTCCTTGACTCATACGCAGTTCCGACAGGTTCAGGTGTTGCAGTTGAATCTTTGATTCGTCGTCAAGGAGTTTCAACTGCCATTGAAGAGATCGTCTTCTGCTTGACGGGATCTCAAGCAAGAAATAATGGAACGTCTGTTTTCCCCAACTATGATGGATTTGAAGACAGATACACCCATCCAATGACTCCGTTCATTGCATCACAGAAATTTGGCACAACTCGTTATGATCTTTTCAAGATTCACGCTCGCTCTGACGGCGAATTTGCAAATGAGCTGTACAAGATTGCAATCACAAATATCAAGTATCCAGCATCTTCAGCTTACGCTAAGTTCACAGTTAGCATCCGAGACTGGAATGATACTGACATTTTCCCAAGCATTTATGCATCGTATGCAGACTGCGACCTCGATCCTGACAGTGCAAACTTCATTGGTAAGAAGATCGGTGACCAAAACGTCTACTTTGATTTTGATCGCACCACTGATGCCCAGAAAGTTGTCGAAGAGGGACTCTACGGTAAAGTTTCACGTAGGGTCTGGGTTGAAGTCTCAGACGCAGTGGCAAACAAGCTGGTTCCCACCAACACCGTGCCGGTTGCAAGTCGTGGATACTACCACCTTGTGACATCCGGCTCTGGCTTCATGTCGACCGGCAGCGTTGGCAACTCTTCTCACCTGAATGTTCCGATAACGAACGCCAAGGAGATGCCAATCCACTTCCGCAGGAGCATTAACGCCAGTGCCGCTCCTGGCGCTGAAGCTGCTGTCGCTGAGCCAAAATACTGCTGGGGACCTCAGTTTGAGATCTCAAACAGCTTAACTCAGCCGAATGATGGCACTTCTGTCGTAATGAATCAGATGTCTGCTTATGCCAAGTACTTCCCCAAGTATCACACAGTCTATCAGAATCCCTGGGTTGGCGACAATGCAGGGGCTTCAATGATCAACGGCTCTATCGTCGATGCCGACCTTTTCAACAAGAATCTTTTCTCACTTGAGAACATTCAGGTCCAGACAGGTTCTAACGGATTGCCTGACCCAACTCGCTGGGATGAGGCTGTCTACCAGAGGGACGGGGTCCTTGATGCAATCCTTGGTGGCAGGTTCATTGATGTCACAACTGATCTCAGTATCTTAACAAACACACAATATCTAAAGTTCATCTCGTTCATGCAGGGTGGATTCGATGGAATCAACCTCTTCGATCAAGACAGGCGCTACATGCGTGATGCAGCCATCCGCCGTGAGCTTGACAACACCAACCAAGGAGAGCTCTCAGGACCCACGGTCGCTGCATATCGCAAAGCGATTGACATCCTCAGCAACAAGGCTTACTCAGACATCAGCTTGCTGGCGATCCCTGACATCAGGCATCCTGCTGTGACTGACTACGCCCTGAACGCCATGCAGACAAAGTTTGACGCCCTCTACATCATGGATGTCGAGATGAAAGATGACAATAACAATTACGTCACAGCGTCAATCGCTGCCGCAGCCGATGCATATCCCTCCATCAACATCTCGAACACGACTTCAAGGTTCAAGAATAGAGGCCTCAATAACTCATTTGGAGCTTCATACTTCCCTGACTTGCTCGTTGACGTTGATCCAGGCACTGGAGTCTCCATGTCAACTCGCCTACCGGCCTCAACAATGGTCCTCGGTGCATATGCAAACAATGACGCGCAGGCGTTCACATGGACAGCACCGGCCGGCCTCAATAGGACGAAGATCCCGGCCACAAGCTTGTCGACCCTGTTCCTTGTCGACAATGTTGATACCATCTATGACGCTGGCATCAATCCCATTATCAGCACTGGCGATGGAATCATCATCAACGGTCAGCGGACACTTCTCATCGAGGGGTCTGCCTTGGATCGTGTCAATGTCCGCCGCCTCTTGATCGAGGTTCGTCGCCGTGTCAAGGCTGTCGCCTACTCTCTCTTATTCGAGCCCAACAGGGAGTCGACGATCGCCCGCTTCAACGCTGCTGTGACTCCGATCATGAAGCAAGTCCAGTCACAGCGCGGCGTCGAGAGATATCGCGTCCAGATCGACGCCACGACGACAACTCAGGCCGACATCGAGAACAACACCATCCGCGGTAAGATCTACTTGCAGCCTACGAAAGCGGTTGAGTTTGTCTCAATTGATTTCGTTGCGACCAATGCAGCATTCTTCTAACAATTAATCCCTCAACAGAATAGTTAAGACACAGGAGACAATATGGCCGAGACGCTATCAGTCACAGACATGCTACCAAATAAGTTCGAACCAAAGAGGAAAAACAGATGGGTTTTCTCAATTGAAGGTATCGATGCTTATCTGATTAAATCAACAAAGCGCCCAAGCGTGAAAACCGAAGAGAAAGAAATCCCTTGGATTAACTCTCGTCGTTACATTGCT